TCCCGTCAGGGCAATCGCCGCGTTCTGCAGCAAGTTGTTGAGTTGCACGTACTGCCTCCGATTTAATCCTACTAAACATTTGTAGGTTCTTGCCCTTTGCCATAGCACTCTCAAAAGGAATGTTATGTCGCTGCAAATGAGCATGAAAACCCATTGCACCTAGCCCAATACTTCGTTCTCTCATAGCACTATAACTAGCACGTGAGAGTTGGTCTGGTGCATTCGTAATAAAGTGTTCAAGTACATTGTCGAGCATCCGAACTAGATCGGGTATAAACAGATCATTATCCTTCCACTCATCATATTCTTCCAGATTTACACTAGATAGACAACATACCGCTGTGCGGTCTTTATCTGTAGGAAGTGTAATTTCGGAACATAGATTTGATTGATGTACTCGTAAACCTAAATCTCTTTGAAACTCAGGTACGGCTTCATCAACTGTATCTCGAAACACGATGTAAGGTTCTCCAGTTTCCACACGATTTTGGATAAGTTTTACCCAAAGTGTTTTCGCAGGAATAACCTTCTTAACTTTTCCGGAGTGCGGATCAATTAAGGGCCAAGAATCATCAAACCCTGGCTCTCGGGTAGCGTTTTCGATGAGTTGCATAAAATCATCTCCAATCATTACACCGTGGTGAAGGTTTGTAGATTTTCGATTGACGTCGCCACCAGTCGGTTTTCTTACATCCAAAAATTCTTCAATCTCGGGATGAGAAATATCAAGATATGCTGCATAGCTTCCACGACGTGTTACGCCTTGAGAGAAAGCAAGCATCTCTGCATCTACAACCTTCAAAAATGGGATAACTCCAGTACTTTCGGAGCCATTGCTCGTTTTCGAGCCTACACTCCGAACCCCAGTCCAGCATCCTCCGACCCCGCCACCAACAGAGGACAAAAATGCATTCTCAGTATAATGGTTTGTCAAGCCTTCTCTGCTATCTTCTACATAATTTAGAAAACACGAAATAGGTAAACCTCTCGTAGTTCCACCATTAGATAAAATCGGCGTGGAAAACATAAACCATAACTTGCTAGCATAGTCATATAATCGTTGTGCGTGTTCATCATCATCTGCAAAAGCTTTAGCAGCTCGGGCAAATGCTTCTTGTGGAGAAGTCTCTCCATCTACAAAATACCTATCTTCTAGAGTTTTTAAACTAAACTCTGATAAATAGTTATCTCTGTTATAACTAAGCTGCATTGAAAGTACTCCTTATTGCTGAAACATTCTCAGCGCCTATTGCATCATCGCAATATGTTATCAAATCCATTAATTCATAGTTCTGTAAAATAAGATCTTTACTCGCGTTCAAGGCTTGAATATGTTTATAACCACTGTTTAAAGGCAGTGCGTCATATATACTCAAGGCATCTCCGTAGTCTCTAATCAAAGATACAGCTCTTTTTGGACCAATACCAGGAATACCTGCTACATTGTCCCCTTTATCCCCAGTTAAGCATTTCATAGAAATATACTGCTCTGGAGTTACTTCATAATGTTGAGACCAGTTATCTAGAGTAACCTCTTTTCGTGTTACATAAGAAAACCTCCCTACATTCTCTTGTACTAACAAATCCCAGTCACGGTCACTGGAAACTAGCCATATTTTTTCAAGTCCATATGCTTCTTTTTCTTTCACTAAATGAGCGGCGAGATCGTCTGCCTCTACTCCTTTAAATCTAAAAGTCATATGTTCTTCTGCTAATAATTCTAGTGTAGCTTCGTACTCTTCAAAGAACTCTTCAAAAGCTATTTTCTCTTCTTCTGTTTGTTCTGCGTATTTGTCTTTTCGATTTTGCTTATAATCAGGGCTTATATTCTTTCTATAAGAAGAGGAACCCCAATCTGCTGTCATTATTATATTTCCACAGCCATAAGACTTTGCAAGACTTTCTACTGTTTTCTGGTACTCATACCTGAAGTCAGATCTACCTTGATGTTTCCATCGAAAAGCTAGATTTAAAGCATCCACTATTAACGTACAATCAGCGTCTGCTTCCGTTATTTTATCTGTAAAGTTAAACGCCATTTAAAAACCTTATTTTTTCATTTTTTAACCACTCTTCTGCCAATAGGACATAGCAATCCAGCCATTCTATTCGCATGAAGTGATCCGTGTTTGTAGGTAATATACTACTTACAACAAATACTGCTGATCTATTATACTTGAAGAACAAAAGAGGTTCTTGATCCCCTCCTGCAGCTTGTTGTAGTACTTTTACCCACCACTTTATTAAGTTATTTGTTTTAGGTGCTGTAAATATCTTATCAGAAAGAGGAGAGCTTTCATAGTTTTTTACTTCTATACAAAACCTATTCTTTTCGTGGGGTACATATAGATCTCCTTTCAGATATTCTAATGCTCCAGAGTTAGGTACTCTTTCAAACTGAAGACCCGTAAAGTCTCTCAACATATCCCTAACTAAATATTCTCCTCTTGCACCTTTTGCTCTGGAATCTACCATTATTGCTCCAATCCGCTCACATTTCCTCGCTTAACTACTTCTATTTTCTCAAGCAAAGGATGTGTCCATCCGTGAGAGACTACATAAGTATTTAGATCTTCTTCTAAAAGTACTTCCACTAGCTTCTCTCTACCACTATCGTCAAGAACATTAATTACTTCATCTAAAAACAATATGTTAATTCTCGACTTTGAAATACTACTCATTAACTTACGAATAGCTATCAAAGTTGCTGTGTTTACTCTAGCTAACTCACCTGAGGAAAGTGCTAGAATATCAACTATATTTTCATTGTCAGTAATTTGTACGTTCAATTTATCGTTTGAAACTACAAACTCAAGAGTAAATCTACCATCAGAGAGCTCAGCAAGATAAGTATTTGCTAACTCTTCTAGTTCTTTTACTAGATTTTCTATTTTATAAGCAAGTAGTCCATTTGTACTAAATGCTTTCTTTAGAATCTCTAAGTTAGAATCTAGACTTCTTTGTGTATCTAAAACTTCTTGAGCACTATTAAGTTTTTCTATAAACCCATCGGTCTGAGCTTGTATGATTTCTATACGTGTATTTGCTCTTGTGATACGTTCATTTTCTTCTGCAATCTTCTTTAACTCTTTCTTAGCTTCAGACAAACGATCAGATATTGAGTCTAGGTCTTCTTGTAGCTGCGCTTGATTAAGTATTTCACTTGGTAAAGAATTATCTATACTTCTATATAAATCTTCCCACTCTTTCTGCGCTCTACTAAGTCCATCTCTGGCAGCATTATTTCTTTTTATCTGCCGTATCATATCTTCGTTAATATCTTTTCTATAATCGTAGTGAGATAGATTGTCCTTCTCAGTGTTTATTAAGTCTTGCTTAAACTCTGAGTCTACTTTTTGCTCACAAGTAGGGCAGATATCTTCTAGCTTATTCAACTTGAGTAACATCTGCGTAGCTGTATTTATCCTACCTGCTATCTCTCCTAGTTCTTTCTGATAGGAATCATACGATTCTTTCTCAGGCAGATTACTATTCTGAATTTTCTCAATATCAATACTTTTTAATAGCTCTTTATATTTATTATTTTGTAAGATTTTTTTATTTTTTTCAGAGATATTATTAAGTTCTACTGATAAAGAACGGAAAGACTTCTCATCTTCCTCCGTATTAATTTCTAAATCCAACAGAGGAAGTATGTTGGTACTTTCCAATTTGTTGTTTGATAACCACTTATCAACAGTTGCTATTTCTGAGGACACGGCTATCAACGTATTCGAAGACTCCTTGGAGGCTTCTTTAAATACTTCAAATAAATTTACGTAAGCGTCTAAGTGTAGCAGATCTATCAAAAACTTTTTTCTGTTAGTGTCTGTGGCAGTTAGAAACTGTAAACTTGCGTTTGTATTTTGATATACTAGCTGAGAGAAGGTCTTGAAATCAATACCCAATACTTCCTGTAAAGACTTGTAAGTATTCGTAGCCGTATGGCTGGAGATATCTTCTCCGTTCTTCTCAAGTCTTACTTTAATATTTGTCTTTCTATCAACTACTATATTGTACTCATTTCCGTCCTTTTCAAAATTCAAAGAGATAGTGTAGCCTTTATTAACATACCTATTAGGAATGTCGGCTTTCTTTATGCCTTTGGAGTTTTTGTTGTAAAGAACTTCTTCAATAATTAACGGTATGGAGGATTTCCCCATACCGTTTGTACCAATTATTTGAGTTACTGTGTTATCGTCTAAATCCAGTTCATTATCGGGACCATAGCTAAAACAGTTACTCCACTTGAGCTTTTTGAGCGTAATCATTATAAGTCCCTACTATATTACTAATCTGTGCGTCAGGTATCTCGAGAATATATCTCAAGTACTCTACAAGCTCTTCTTCTAAAGTCATCTCTTTGTCTATAACTAGAGTTGCTTCAGAGTTTCGTTTTATTACTTTTTTATCCAGTAAGTCTGAGTTCTCTACTGCGGCTAATTCCTGTATATCACCTTCTATCTCATAGATAGTGTGATGGTATTCTGTAGGAACCATGTCTGCTGGATCTTGAACAGTTTTTCTCAAAAGTTGAGGTAGATCGAAGCTCCTCCACTCCCACTCCCAAGTATGGGGGTGAATAATCAAGTAGCCGGTTTTTACCTCTTTTCTGTGAAAGGAAGTCGTCATCGGACTTCCTGGATACACAATGTTTCTTTGAGTATTGCTGTGAGCATGAAGATCACCTGCAAATACTACGGGAAACGCATTAAAAAGGTCAAGGTCTACCTCTGGCTTTACATGTGGAGGTATCTCTCCTCGAACATGAGTAAACAGAGGCATATTCTTGTTAAAGTGATCTACACTACCCTTCTGGTGTAACTCTCTGTATGGCAAAACACCAAAGCCCAGATCTTTGTCAATATACGAGATATCAACAATATTCACTAAAGGGTTAATATCCCTAGTAGCTTGTTTGAGCTGCGAGAGAAAAGTTCTGTTCTTACGCGTTGCTTCATGGTTGCCATCATAAATAAGAGTGGGCTTCTTTACTTTTCTAACAAAAGAGAAGTACAGAGACAGTTCATCCATACTTGGAATGCGATCAAAGAGATCGCCCCCAATAATATGCATATCACAGTACTCAGTGATCTCATGTACTTGTTCAAAAAATTTGTTATATCTGTTAGTTGCCCACTGAACTGGGACATTCTTCTGTCCCAGTTTTATGTGCCAATCTGCTGTAAATAAGATCATGCAATTTTAAACTCGTCTTCAATGCTTTCGTCAATCTCTTCTGCGCCACCCGTGTTATCACGGATTTTGTCGAGAAGCTCTTTCTGAGCATCTGGAGTAGGACGAGACATAACTTCATCCATAGACTTGAGGTCTGCGATTGCAGCTAACTCTGAATCTGTCAAAGGACGAGGCTTGCACTTTAATGCTTGTAGCTGATACTCTACGTTATAAGGTAATGGACCAGTTTTAACTCGCTTGAAACATACGTCCCAGCCAGTAGTATGGTCGGTAGGATCACCTAGATCTTCTGCTGCGGTAATGATTTGCTCCCACAACTTCTTCTTTAGGTTTACTACTTTTACCTGGCCGTTATCGATACACTGGGTAGCGTAGCTCCAACCGCACTTAAGATCTGGATAGAACTCACGAATCCAGTCTTTTTCTAAATTGTTAAAAGTTTCTTTGTTACGGTCAAA